ACCCCAGTTGATTAATTTAGAACCAGCAACAGGACTAGAAACAACACCTGAGCTAAGTCCATCAAGACCACCAACGCCTGGGAACTTGTTAGTAATGAAGTCACCACCTTTTAATGTAAACATTTGGATAGGAGGTTCATTGCCAGTACTATCAGCTGTTAAGTCAAGACATAGACAGTAAGCTTTACTGAATCCATATTCTCTAGAGAATGTTCTATCAACCTTGAAGCTAATTTGGTTTCCACCAAATTCATAAGTTTGGAATGTTGCACCAACCTTAATATATCCGTTAGCTTGTTTAGAATATAGATATGTACCATCAGTCTTAAATTTAGCAAGCCAATCACCAAGAGCTGTTTGGATTAAGTTCCACATTCTTTCGTTACAAATGAATACATACTTATTACCTGTTGGGTTTTCAGCTTTTTCATTCATTGTAGCAATAACAGTCTGGAATACATCCATAGTAAGTTTAGCAAATGCATATTTGCTTGCAAATCTTTCTACTTGTGGGATAATACCATCACCAATGTAGATAGGTCTATTAGTATCTGGGTCAACAATAGTTGGTTTACCATTAACATCAACATTACACTTGTTGAAGAGTAAACCGTTATTTCTTACATATAAGAAGTTATCAAGAAGAACTTTCTCCTTCTTATCCATCTTATAAATAGTTTCTGTTAAATCACCTTGGTTCTTACCTTCAGCAATGCTAATGAATGTGTTTTCATGAGCAGCATAAAGAGCAGAATAAGAATCATCAACACGGTGAGTTGTGATATAGTTACGATGTCTTTCAATATTAGATTGATATTTCACATATCCTTCCTCGTGTAATTCAGGCATTGCGTTAGATTGGAATCTTGTTGTATCACCAACTTGGCAACCACTGAAATCAAGAACTGACTTATAGTCATTATCAATTAATCTAACTTGAACTTCCCAGAAGTTATCTGCTTTTCTAATAGGACGGCTAACAACAATACATTGCTGCATAGTCTTGTCAATCTTGAAGATATCATACTTTTCGTAATATCTTTCTTTGAAAGCCATTGTAATTTCTGTACCATCAGCTCCATCACCTTCAGGAAGAGCTGCAAATTCAACTCTCTTAATATAATTTGTTTCAACTTCCCATTCGAAATACATAGAATCAATTGATTGATATCTATTTCCGCTTTTTCTACTTTGATAGAAGATATTTCTAAGAGATTCAGTAAGATAAGAAGCGGTTAATTCAGGGTAAAGTCTACTTACAACTCCAAGTTTGTAAGGTTTTGTTCCTAAAAACTTGTAAAAATCTTCATACGTCCTTGTATCAGTCATTGTAGGACGATTAGTTACAAAATGTGCTACAATCATAATTTTTTGTTTTTATTAGTTATTAAAATCTAAATCGTCGATCGAGTTATAACCGTTTTGTGAGAATGCACTTATTTTTTCGTTCTTATTATTCTTTCTAACAACAACTTTTGGAGGTTTTTCTCCTTTAGCTTCGGCTAGTCCCTCGTTATATCCAGTTTGTCTTGCAATTTTTATCTGTTCTGCATAATAATTTTGAATATCATCTAAAGCTTCTTCGCCCCTTAATGCAAACCAACTCATTTTTACCAATGTTTCAGGATCATTAAGTGCCTTACCTAAATAACTAACTCCCGCATTATCTCTACCTAAAATAAATTCAGCTAATAAATCTCTATCTTCATCTTCTAATTCTATAGAACCAGCTATATCTTCTACAGAACTTATAGCATTATAAACATTATCTTCAAACTCTTGAAGTTGTAATGCTGCCTGTTCTTGATTAATTGCTTGTTCTTGCTGAATTTCTTCTTTTTCTAATCGTTTATATTCTTCTCTTAATCCAGCTATTTGCTTTTCAAAAGCTTGAGGATTAGCTTGTGCAGCCTGTAATGATTCAGCTAATTCTTCTTCTGTCATATCAGGAACACGAGCCTTCATGTCATAAATAAATAATTCATCATCGTTAAAATCATCCACAACATAATTTTGTTCTGGAGTTAATGAATTAGCATATTCTTGAGCACCTTCGTTTTTTGTCATTTGAACAAACTCTTCAGGTGTTATTCCTCTTAATCTTAACTGGTTAATTAGTTGTATTTCCTAATCATCTAAATCTGTATCAGGATCTTCATTAGAAGTATTTAAAATATTATATTGTTCTTCTAATGATAAATCGTTCCAGTTGCGGGTTTCCAATTCTCCATTTTCTCCTTCAAATTTAATCTGACTAGGATCTTTTATTCCTTTTTCTTTAAGTAGATAAGAAATAATATCTTCTTCTTCTCCACTTTTATGATCGTTTGTGTCATCTTCTTCTTGGGTATTATCATCTGAATTATTACTAGAATGATAATCTCCACCCATCCAATCTTTTGTAAAATTACTTTGCGCACCAAAGATTTCTTCTTCGGCTGTTTGAGGTTGTTCCTGGAACTCCTCTTCTTCAAAGTCGAGCTAATCAATGTTCATTAATTCATCATCCATAATTTTAATAAATTTTAAGTTCATAGCAAATATAAAGTTAAATAAGTATAAATTCAAATAATTTATTTAAAAATATAAATATTTAACTTTATATTCACTTTAACTTTATATTTTTAGTTTAGATCACTTAGCTACAATTAATCCATTCTTAATAGTATAATTACTTTGATCTGATCCAGAACCTATAAATGAAGCAATATCAGTGTAACTTGTATCGCTTAAATTTAGTCCTTGTTTAAATGTTCCGTTATCATTTACTCCTAAATTACCACTACCATCTACTAATAATCCATTTGATATTTGTAGATAAGAACTTCCTCCTAATGTAATTTTTTCAATATGGAATCCAGCTAAATTTATATCAGACTCTCCATAACTTGTGGTGTTTACAGCAAATTTTGACGATATAAACTTCTTTATTTTAAGTCCTTCCATATCTAAAATTACTTTAGGTGTTAAACCTTGTCCATCTTCCTCAGTTTCAATTGATATGGATGGTTGTCTATCCTAAGTTTGTTCATTGTATTCACCTAAATCTAATTTTATTATACTATCAACTTTTTGGTTAACATCGTAAGTTTCCATCTTTAAACCATTAACGTTAAATCCAAGTTCGTATAATCCTCCGCTTGTTCCAAATGATGATGCAGATCTATCAAGATTAATTCCATCCAAATCAAAGTCACTAGTTCCTACTGCTCTTACACCATCTCCTTGAATGTGGAATCCTTTTTCAGTAAGAGTTACTTCATTTCTATTATATGAACTATCTTCTGCAGTCTTAATTGTTAAATCTCCATTTGTATTCCAAGATAAATTACCCTAAGCCATATATCCAGAACCATCTGCGTTTAATGCTGCATTATTAGCTCCGAATGTTACAGTACTTGTAACTTTACCTGTATCTGGATCTCTTGTTACAGCTGTTGCAACAGAAGCTTCTACACCATCTATTCTAGAATTCATATTAGCTTGTGCTGTATTATAGTCAGCTTGTGCCACAAATCCAGCAGTTGCTGTGGAAATTAATCCGTTTGCTTCATCTTCTGTTATAAATTTAGCAATATCAGATGTTTTAGCAAAGGTATTATTAGCTTCAGTTCTAAAGTTTCCAATAGCTGTTGTTGTAGCAGAATCTGCTTCAGTTTTAGTATAATATGCGTTTAAATCTGCTATAGCTGAACTTAAATCACTTGTTGCTAAAAGTCCTGAAGTTGCAGTTGATATATTATTATCAACATCAGTTTTAGTATAATAAGTATTTAAATTAGCTATGGCTTGTTCAAGTTCACTTTCTAATAATAAACCTGAACGAGCTTCTGTTTTAGCATTTTCTACAATACCATCTACTGTAGATTTATCATAATAATTCCCTAATGAAGTCTGCAATTCAGCTGAACTAACTTTATCATTAACACTTTGTTGTAATGAAGAAATAGCTTCAGTTCTATTAGTAGTTTCTGTAGCTAAATCATCAGCTAAATCTGTAACAGATTGAATTGTCGCAAATTTACTAGTTAATTCAGAAGATGCTCCTAAAGCAGTAGCTAATGTACTTAATCCAGCTTGAGAAGTAACAGCATTAATAATAGTTTGATCATCGACATTATTTTTAGTTATTTCTAATAACTTTGATCCTATTTCTGAAGAAGCAAAATTTGGATCTGAAATTAACTCTAAGAAACTATCTGTTGATAGATATTTTCCGTCAGTTAATTCTTTTAATGCATCGAGTTGTTCTTGTGTTAATCCAGATTCTGAAATAGCTTGTTTAAATTCTTCTTCACTATCATAACCTAAAGTTGTCCAAAAATCAGAAGTGTCTAATTTTCCATCAATACTACTTTGTAATCCTGATATTTCAGAATGAGTGGTTTGTATATCTGCTGTTGCTTGTTTTAAATTTGTTTGTAAATCTAATATACTTTGACTATTAACGTTTGTTTTATTTGTTAAATCTGAAATACTTGATGTATGTGCTGATAAAGTAGCTTCAGCACTATCAAATCTAGAATTTAAATCTAAAATACTCTAACTTTGAGTTTTTACTGTTCCGATAATTTCTCCAAGATTATTGGTTAATGTTTCAATTTTACTAGAATTAGCTGTTATATTTCCAACAGCTCCTTCTAAATCAGAAGATAGTGTTAAAATACTTTCTGTATTTAATTGAACATTATTTTTTATTGAAGAAATTTCCTATTCAAACTCAGCTCTAGTAACATCTCCTAACGATATTAATTCATCATCGTCTATTTTTAATCCTTTTCCTACTTTTAATGAGCCTCCGTTCATTAAAAGTCTAGGAGTTTGAGTGTTTTCATTAATAAAAAATGCCATAATTTTACTGATTAATTATTTGGATTTAATGATAATATTAGTTCTCCCATTTCTTGTTGAGACAAATAATTTATATTATAAGCTCTATATGGAGATTTACTCTCTGTTGGCCATTTTATATGATCTGTGTCTTCATCATTAAAATCTTTTAGTAAATCGCTCCACATATTGGGTCTATCGTAACCTTCAGCTCCTTCTTCTGTCTTTTTCCAAGCACTTAATTGAGTTCTATCATATTTTTCAACCCAAGAATTTTTCTCATCTGAAGTTCCATCTAAAACGTAAAGATTTCTATTAGATTTATCACTTACTGATTGTCCAATACTACCATAACAATTAGTATATAAATTAAAACAATAATCATATACTGAATCTCTTGTTCCATGCCAAGGTGAGTAATCTCCTCCCCAAGAAACAATTGGAGCAAGTGTAGATGGTACTACAAGATTTTTAACATTCTAGAATCCTGCTACAAACTTAGGAATAAAATGAACGTTATAAGGAAGTATTAATGTTTCTGCTGCTGTATCTCTAAATCCATCAAACTTTATTCCAGTTACGCCATCGTCACATCGTACTTCAGTATCATATTCTGATAAATCTATTACTTTAATTTCGTCCAAACCAGAATAAGTTGTATAATTTTTAACATTATATCCAGATGGAATCTTTAAATATCCATTAGGATATCCAGTTCCTAAACCTGCAAGTATAACTTTTTTACCATTAACCAATTCTTTTCTAACAATTCCATTTACAACAGGATCGTATTCTATCTATTGATTATTTGGAGAAATTATACACTTTTTAATTTTATTCTAGCTTGGGAATTGTACACTATTAGATACTAAATCTCCAAGATATATTTCGGATTTAATGTCACTGTATGTTCTACATGCTTTTCCATTTACTTTTACCATACAATAATTAACTGATCCAAAACATCCAGTAAATCCAGTAACCTAATCTCCAATATAAATATTTCCAATACTATTATTTCCTCTTAAGAATCCACCTGATGTATTTTCAGTAAAACTTAATTCTCCATCTAAAATAACATCATTATGAGAATACGGTTGAGTAAATACTTGGGTTTCTGGATACTAATCTGGATTTCCAAACATTATTCCTGTTAGATTAACACAATAAACTGCGAATAATCTATTTATATTAGTAACTATCGGATCTACCTGAATATAAGTTACATCAGGACAATCCTAAAATGTACAACTTGGAGTAGTATATGTTTCATTATTTGAGTCTATCCAAATTCCATAATCTATCTTATAATCTCCTGGTTGAAATTCAACTAATCTTGTTGGATTAATTACTCTGTATTCATTTGTATCAAGATTAGTTATTTTTATTTTAGCAAATTTATTTAATTCAGAATTCGTTCCTAATAATTGAACGTTTTTAACAGAATTTACACTAAAATCAGCATGAATACAGAATTCATAATGTCTCCCTAATCTTAAATAAACTTTATCTTCTTCTAAAACATATCCTAACATATCTAATTCGTTTGGATAGTTTTCATAATCCTATTTCAATTCAAAACTGCATATTGATTTCATGATGTGTAAGATATATTAAGTTTTTTCCAGTTTGTTGGATTTGACCAATCTGCAGGAGAAATAACACCTTGACTCATAGGTCCAACATATTGCCACCATTCCCATGTTTTGGAGGATACTTCAAATGTTATGCATCGTCCTGTATAAATTAATGGGGGAACTAAGTATTGTTCTAATGAACTTAATACTGTATTTATAGTATAATACTATGCACTAGCATAAGTTGCTGGAGGAAATCTAAATGTTACATTTGTACAATTTCCTTCATAAGGAATTTCTACAGTATATGTTCCTGTATGATGTAATTCTCCAATTTTTACCAAACTATCAGTTCCTCCTGTAAATTTTATTTTATTTACATCTAAAACATTTGATTTAAATTGAATTAATGGAGACAATGAATTCATTAAAATAGCATCTGCATCTTGAAGACTTTTAGCGTTTCCTAATAATGTAGTAGATTCTTCAGGTATATATTCTAAATTGTTGTTAAATCCAGTAGATTCTTCTATACTGAGAAAAGCTTTTGTAATAGCAATTTCATCATCTTTAAGTGCTTTCTACAATTTACCTAAACCTTCGCTAACACTATCTTCTTCAGAATTAATTTCTAAATTTTCATTTACTAATTCTGATTCTACAAATTCTTCACCTACAGGAACATCTAATCCTGTTATATCTACAGAAGCAATTTTGTTTTCTACAATTCCTTCGATTCCATTTACTCTAATATTATCAATAGTTCCTCCACCGCCTTCTGCGTTTAATCTACCTTGCTCGTCAACTGATAAATTTTGTCCAACTTCTACAGATCCACCATCTGTTAGAATTGTACTATTAGGGTTTCCTGGTTTTGTTATAAAAAATGCCATAATTAATTATTTTATTGTTCTAAAACTTCAAGTCTACTATTCAAATCATTTAATGCAGAAGAAATTACTAATTCTTTATCATCAGAATTTTCTATAGTAGTAACTCTTTCAGTTAAATTTGTAAGTGCTTCGCTTAAATTTGTAATAGTTTCATTTAAATTTTCAAAATTTCCATCTAAATTTGAAACTTCACTAGTTAATTCTTCTACTCTATCATTAGACTTTAAAATTCTTCGATTTAAATCGTTTAATGAAGAAGATATAACTAAGCCTTCAGTATCTTGTCTCAGATAATTTTGATTTTTTCCACTTAATAAGTCTATTAAATCTTTCCAAACAATCGAATATTCATCTCCATTTTCTCTAATTGTTAGAGAATTTTTTCCAATCTCTACTTCTATATTATCATCAATTAATGAAAGAGATTCTGGAGTTAATTCAGATTTAGTATTATCGTCACCTACAGTTATTTTATTATCAACTGCAAATTCTTCAACAGACTCAGTTTTTTTAATATATCCGTCTAAAATATTATTTAAATCTGACGATTTAATATATTCAGACAATATTGTAGCTAACTCTTGTTCTTCTATACAGTTTTCTAATATTATTCTTAATTTATCGTTATCTTCTGGGTTTCCTGTAATGTCTCTGAAAGAAGGAGTTGAAGAACTCCCTCCTCCAGTTACATTAATTTTTCCATTGTCTACGGTTAATCCTGTTCCTAATTGAAGTGAACCTCCATCAGTTAAAATTATATTAGGATTACCTTGTTTGCTTATATTAAATGCCATAATTTAAATTTTCAGAATATATAGATCCACTTGTGGCTATATCTCCATTAAATTGTGAATCTATTTCTCTAATTACGTTACTATTAGGTACTAATCTATGATTATCTGAAATTTTCCATAATCCGTCTTGTCTAGTTTCTCCAATTAAATCGATAATAATTTGACTTAAATTAATTGCTTTCCAAGTGCTTCCATTAAATACTAAAACATCTCCTACACTTGGAGCTTCTGTCAATTTCCAGTATCCTTCAGAGTTACCTTCTTTAACATAAGCAAGTAATTGTCCATTTTCTGGCTGTGAAGCATCAATTATATTACTTAAATCGTCAAGTTTTTTATCTTTTAATTCGGAAACTTCTGAATATAAGTTTCTAATATTTTTTTCAAGTTTATCTTTAACTTCTTCAATATCATTATGTATATGTTTAAATGCTCTAGTAACTACTTTATTTTGTACAGGTCTAAAAGATACTAATGATAATTCACGATCTATTCCTACTAAACTTGGAATATCTAAATGTAAAATTCCTTCTTCTGGCCAAATAATATCAGACATATTAACTTGAATTCCTTTTATATAATTCTAATGTATAAAAGTTTCATCAGTTAAATATCCTGCATCATTTACTAATTCAGAAACATGCGTTGGAATTTCTACTTTCACAGGAGCGGAACCGTTATATCCTACAGATCCATTCGGCCCATCTATAACTAAAAATTCTGGATTAGGGAAAGCATCTGGCTTTCTATATAAATCATCAAAATCTCCAGTTATAGCTACCTTTGGAAGTCTATCTATATCAGCTTTATGCTTTAAAGCATTAGCAATAGCCTGATTCTCCACAGGATTTGTGGAGATATCAGACATTTTGCTATCTATTGTATAAGTTTCTATTCCAAGATTTTGTCTTATGAGTTCCTTTTCAGGTTCACAATATCCACTTAAGTAATCATCTTTACGTAAATATCCATTTAAATCTTTGAACGAAACGTGTTTGTATTGATCATCAATACTACAAGATTTTAATGTTGTCATATATTATTAAATTGTTATAAACGTTCCTCCATTTTGTCCTTCTGATATACTTGTTATACCCTAATTAAGTGTAGCAAGGGTATCACTTGAACCAGAATTAACTTTTACTAATTTAAGTGTAGCAGGGAATTGATCGTCTGATATTTTTCTTCTTGATTCTTTTCCTATACAAGCTTGCCCTATAACTACATCTTTTGTACTACTTGTTGAGAAAGCATAATCATTAAATGCACTAGCTGAACTAACTTCTTTACTTGTATTATAAACATAATCAACAAGATCTCCTACAGTTATATGCCAACTATCTCCACCTGAATTTACTTTAATATCACAGTTTTTAGCAATAAGATATCTACGTCCTGTAACTTGTTTCTTACCATTTGTAAAGGTAGATTCTAGATAAATATTTCCAGATAAAACGGCATATATAGGACTTCCTCCAAATATTATATCGCCAGTTTTTAGAAGTTCACAACCTGTTACATTATCAGCTAAAGTTACTCCATCGTCAAGATAATATGTGTCAGTTGATTGATCATATTGTGTAATAAGACCTCGATTATTTGTAGTTACAACTCCATTTGATTTTCTAATTGTAGTAAAATAACGATTGGGCAGAGTACCGCCACCACTATTATCAAACGAAATTAAGTTTAATAAATATTCTATTCCACTTGATGGATCTCTAACTACAATTACAGCTGTGTCAGGATGTGCCTATAATTGAGACATGGTATTAGAATCAATAAGAGCTTTTGATTCACTACTCATTTGTGAAGATACTTCACTCCAAGTTGAGATTCTCATTTTAATTCCTGTATCATCTTTAACATTAAATGAAGTAGCTTCTACAGATCCATTAAAACTACCAGTTCCGTTAATTTCAATATCCTCAGCTTTCACATGTCCGCTAGAATCAACAGTAAATGGAGCATTTGCTATATTGTTATTAGTTTCTCCAGCCCAAATACGAATATCGTTATTATTTGCAATTCCAGGACCATTAGGATTAATTGTTCCATCAGAATTTATTGTAGGAATTCTTGATCCAGAAGTCATTCCAGCAACTACATTATTACCATCTGTAATAATTACTTGTTTTGCAGCAAGATTATCAATAAATGCTCTATCAGCAATTAAATAAGAAACTACTTCTCCAAATGAATAATCTAATTTAACAAAATTGCTATTACCCGGAATATTATTTGGAATAATATCACATTTAGTTACACATAAATATGTTCCCCAATTATTATAGTCTGGATCTCCATTATTATTATGTCCGTTCCATTTAATAAAATCTTGATAATATATACCACCAGCAGATAAATCAGGATTTTTACCATCATAGAATGTAACAGAAGATTCAGAACTTATTGTATTTGACCTATCTCTTAAAATTCCAGGATTCAATGTTTGACCTCCTTCAGAACCTGCTTGTGTAATAGGAACAACTATAGATGCCATTTCTGTTTCAGATTGTCCTACTAATAGAGTAATTACAATCACATTATAGTTTCCAGAAGAATTTATATTAACAGTATATAAACCACCAGTTTCTGTAATACTTTCTATGCTTTGTGTTCCATCTAATGATACATTTACACTAGCTTGTTCTACAGCACCGCTTTCTTCTGTTTTAACAAATTCACCATTTTGTAAATATGAAATTGCTTGGTCTCCGTATTTTCTAGATGCTTTAAATTTGAGTTGTCCAGTAACACTGCCTCCATTATTGATTACATTAGAAGATTGTGGAATTATATTATAAACAGTAGCTGGTATACCTTGGACACCATCATTTAATACAAACAATGTTTCTTCGTCAATCATAATATCATTGTAATATAAACTAATTACAATTTTATTAGATATTGTATCGGTAGGTATTGAATTACTATTTAATGTTATTAAATTACCGTCATCAACTGAATATTTAATACTTAATGGAGATGTTAAATCTTCTGGTTCTAAGCGTTGTGGTTCCCTATTACCTTGAGCTATTATAACAGCAGGTTCAATTTCATCTGGAAACATACGTCCATATTCTGTACCTACACCTCTTTTAATACAAGCTACTCCAGTATCAAGTTTATAAGATTTTCCATCAGTTCCTGTATTTAATCCTATAATTTTAATATTGCCAGGTCTATCGTCAACACCATAAGCACTAGCTGTAAATTTAAGAGTAATATTTATTCCTGTAAGATCTTGTCCAATAATATTATAAAGTTCATTTTCTGCAAAATGAATTGTTACTTTATTATGGTCTACCTGAACATTATCATTCTATAATGAGTATTCAGTTTCTCCTACAAATAATCCTTCAAAATGTAAATCAACATCAAGTTGACCTCCTCCTTTGTATAAATGTGCGTATGAATAATCTGTAAATTCATAGTTTTTTCCACCTTCTTTTAATGGAATTCCTATAGTTTGATTATCGAAATCAATAACTCCAACAGACTCTATATCTACAGGATTTCTTCCCCATAGAGCAGGCTCGCTATATTGATGCCAATAAGCACCTTCTGTTTCTGCTGATTCAGGATCAACATCATTTCTATATTTTCTTATAGATACCCATTCACTTTCTCCAGGTTGCATATCTTGAGGATTGTCGTGCCAACTTGATCCGTCAGGAATATACTCTGAACTATTATATTTTACTCCATGTGAATCTTCACCTCCATTTTTTGACGTGTCATCATCATACCACTCTCTAGGGTCTTCAGATGGATATTGTTCTCCAACATAGAAAATATATTCAACACCATCCCCATCGGCACCATTAAGTCCGTAGGAAGACCATAATACAGGATGTGAAAATCTACTCCATCCGCTTTCATTTTTTGTACGTACTGATATAAATTCAAATCTCATTTCTTGAGATACACCTTGAGGGTTGTCAATCCAACCAGAATATGGGATGTGATCATCTTCTTGTACAGGACCTTCGTCATAAGGATCGCGAAGTCCAGTACCACCAAAATTTTCTACATTAGCACGTGCGTAAATATATTCTCTATCTGTTTTATCACTTCCAGAACTAGAGCCTTCAGAACCATCATCAAGCAAAATAGGATCACTCCAGTTACCCCAAGCTGTTCTAGATTGAGTTTCATAAATTTGACTCATCCAAATAGAATATCCATTCTAATGATTTGGCATATTTGTACTCCAAGTACCACTAGCTGACGAAAGATCAGCTTTTTGTCCATTAGCTGGAGTTGAAGGTTTATTTATTCCAAATACTTGTATATAATATATTAAAATAGTTCCGGGAAGACCATCACCACCTGGTTCATCGCCACCACCACCTGTAAGATCGGGAGTTCCTTGACCTATGGCATCTCCTCCATAAAATAATCTTAAATAATTATTTCCTACGTGTTTTATATCAAGATTATTTTTTAAATCAGATTCGGTAATTCCTCCTCCAGTTGGTCCAGTACCACCACCTCCTGTTTCATCTGTTCCAGGTTGCCAACTTCCATTATTCCATTTTAGAACTTGACCATTAGAACCAGAAGGGAGAGCATCCTATTTTCCATTTAATTCAGACTTTGTAGCATAATTACTAAGGTCTATATCAGAAGGAATATGGGGTTTATCAGTTAAATCATTATAACTACCACTTGTAGCTACTGGTTTTAATTCACTTCTTTTTACATAATCATTTAAGTTTACATCAAATGAAGATAAATATCCTGCATCATTATTAAATGCGGAAACATTAGTAGGAACAGTAGGTATAGTAGGTTTATCATGTAAATCATTATAACTTATTTGTCCTAAGTCAGATTTTTTAGCATAGTCATCTAAAGACTAATGTTCTGTAAGATAATGTTTATCCTCTACCCAATCTTTAATAGACTGTTCTTTATTATTTACAAATGTTTTTGTAGCGTAGATATTGTCTGCTTCTTCTTTAGTTAAATATAAACCTAAATTTGTTAGAATACTATTAATTTGATTTTGAATTTCATTAATAATTCTGGTAATAGTTTTATTTGAAACAGGATTATCAGAATTTTCATCCAGTTCATTATCTACTATTAAATCAGGATTTTGATCAAAAGTTAAAGTGACAGCTTCAGAAACTGTTTGTCCTCTATATGTTGTTGAAACAACAATAGTAACAGGATCATCTACATCTATATCTTTAAAAATAAAATGTCTAGCATGTCTATCTAGTTCATAATATTTTTTATATTTATTTCCACTTTCTAAGCGGATATCTTGGTTGTCAATAATTCTATTATAACTCCATTTTACAAGAATATCTTGCTTTCCTCTTACGACGTAATTTTTGTAAGGAGTAATAACAATTTTAAACGGACTAACAATATCTAATGTTCCATTAACATATCTCTTGACAAATTCTAATAAACCATGTCTATCAAGAGGTGGTAAATCTTCACGTCCGCCTAAATTTATCCAATCTTTTCCATCAAAAAGTCTTAAACGTTTTCTTATATAAAGCAGAGAGCCTTCTTTATAAGTTCCTTTAATATTTACTGCCATAAATCTTTCGATATCAATAGCAGCAGGTAATATTAATGTATTTTTTAAAATTACTGTTCCGTTACAGAACGAACCTCCAGCAAATAATAATATACTATTTTCAGGAATTGTAATAAATCCTTTATCTAAATTATAATTGTATTGTACAATAAATATAGTATTTATTAAAGGTAAACCGTGTTCATCTTCAAACATATTTTGTGTTAAAATGTTCATTGGTTTTCCAGTTTCAAAATTTTTAACTAGATTTTTCCTTAGAAAAACTCTTCCCATTCCAGAACATTTACATGGATCAAAAATCTTATCTTTAAATTTAAGTACATTTCGACTTCCCTGCATTTTTGTAGTTAAATCTTCTTCGTCAGGGAAATTTTCTACATGAATTTTTCCTGCTCCTACACCTAAATTTGATAATAATACCTCTTTTTCAGGCTTAGATAAATCACTAAGATATCCTTTTGCTTTTAGAAAATTAGATTCTTGTGAGCAGGGGTTAGTTAAATGATTGTGAGATGTGTTCATTTTTATTACTTTATATTATAACTTAATTTATCTATTACATCCACATGTTGAAGATTTTTTAGTTGATAAAGATTTAGGGATAGATTCTATTCCATAACAAAATCCTCTACAACTCTGAACTTCTTCTAAAATCTCTTCAGCTTCTTCTAATTTTTTATCTTCTATTAAATAATTTATAACATTTAAGGTAATCCATACAAAATCACGTCTGAATATATAATTCTTCAACTATTCATCAGAGTCTCCACATTTTACTAAATCTAATAATGTCTTAGAACTTAATTCAGATTTTTCATAAGGATTGTTATAATTAAGAATCATCTGACACAAATTTACATAACATTTATGTAAAAAACAAGTGGAAAAGAAAAATTCTTGACAACCATAAATTGTAGTTTTATAAATATCATAATTTGATACAAGTTCTACCGGATCGAATTGTTCTATTCCATTATCTGTTATTTTTAGTAAATTTTTGCCATCTGAAACAAATATCTATTTATATTTTGATAAAGTACCTAATTTTTTATTTCGAATATACCAATCATAATTCGGAACTATTATATGAATTAGATTATATAACCCATCTTCTCCAAGTTGTAGATGAACTTCATCTAATGCACTAGTAGTATGAGTATTAAACGTAATTGCAGTAAGAGAAGGATTATTTTTCTTCTCTAAAACAAGAACATTTATAGTAATAGTATCTTCATATGTAAAAGGAATATTAGAATAATCAGAATTATCGGTAATTATCAACTATCCGTCACAATGTTGTTTTAAATTAATACTCATTTTGTGAATAATTTAAAATTTTTGATTCTAATAATTCTATTTTATCTATATCCGAATAAAATTGATTTAAAAGTATTTTATCAACAAGTTTTTTTAGATTAGGCTAGTATCCTCTTTGTGCACGATCTACACAGAATTTATATTCGTTTACTATACTTTGTTCTAGCTTTGTCATATACAATCACAATCGTTGTTGTTAAATGTTTTTTCACAAATGTTATAACATTTCGAAAAATCTTCGAATATAATTTCAGCTTCTAATAAATTTCCACAAGAAATATAATAGTCTAAAAGATTATAAATCATTTGTGCATAATCTAATCTTATATCTATTATTGGGTCAAAAGAATTGTTACAATTTTGGTTTGCAAATTTTTTATTTACTAAATTTATTATACAATCTTTTATTCCATCTATTATCATAAAATCCTCTTCAGAAGAAAATATTGTTGTGTCTAAATCACAAAAACTTAATAATAATATAGGAGATACTACTGTAGCTTGCTTATTTTTAAAGTTATATTCATATATATTTCCATCCATGTAAAAATATACTTTTTCAAACTTAACAACATTTTCTAAATCTAATTTATCTAGCCAATCTTTTGTAGGGATAATCAAATGATTTATTCTATAATATCCATCTTTTTGAATCTAAAAGACTGTTTCTTCAATTCCATCATGCTCTGAAATATAGAATTCTATAACATTAATATCATCAGAAGTAACTTTCTATAAATAATTTATAGATATTGTATTTTCATACAAAAATTTAGATGAAAAGTTAGAGTAATCGTATTCAGATTTATCTAAAACCTGAATACGATTTTTGTCTACTCTATTTAATTTTAATTTAGAAATCATTTCCTTTTAAAATATTAAATTGTAAATGTATCTTGAGTTGTTGCACCTGTTACTTTGATAGTATCTCCAGATGTAAATGTTCTTGAAGTAAATGTTGCAATGTTATCTGTTACAGTAACTGTTTCTATTAATGTATCATTAACATATAATGAAGCTGAATTACCATCATTAGTGTAACACTTGATAGTTCTATTAGTTAATCTAGTGTAATCTTTACCACAAATATGTACAAATGGAGTTGGGTTCCACCATGCTTTATATAAGTAGAATGGATCTTTCTTAGTTATGTGGTCACGTTCAACAAGTCCCTTATTATTCAATCTTCTTAATTCGTCATCAATTGAAGTTGTTTCGCCATCAAGACATACTGTGTATCCTTCGTTTCTATTAGCAACAGCAATATCGAATAATTGCCATTGTGCCGTGAATAAGAGTTGTGGATATTGTTTAATAGTTGCAATATGTCCTTCATGCAACCACATCATATATTCAATATCGTGTCTCTCATGGTTACCACGAGTTGTTGTAGTTAATGGCTCTTCAGAGTGACAATGTTGAGTACCACCACATCCATATTCTGAATATGCCATCGGTTTACTAACTCTATCTATCGTATTAGCAAGACGTGTGTTAATTTGTGCTATAGGTGTATTTGAATTAGGAGTATCATACCATCCTACATAAATATTACAACCAAACCAATCGACATTAGATGGATCGTTATAATAAGCACTTGGACTTGTACCAGGACTTTGAGCAAGTACATAACCAACCATACGTTCAGAATCAAGATTCTTAATAAGCTATGTGTATCCTTCAACTTTTGTCTTACCAAACGCTTTATCATCTGTTGTTGTCTCATTACTTAATCCCCAGAAGATAATACATGGGTGATTGTAATGTTGATTAACCATGTCAGTATACTGTGTCTCAAGATGAGTATAGTAATCAGCAGGCATTGTAGATTGTAGTTTGTTTACACAAGGACCTTCTGTTTGTACGATAATACCTAATTGGTCACATCTATCATAAACTTCCTTAGGATGTGGATAGTGAG